GTCCGCAGAGGATTTCGGCGGAACGATTGAGGCTTATACTTCTCCGGATGAATTTGCGGAGTGTGACGGTTCCGTTGAAGTCGCTCCTGGTGTCTTTGCAGGCCAGCAGAGCAGGAAGCAGTTTGGACTTTCTTATCGCACTATTCTTGGCAATGATGTAGATTCCAATGACTATGGTTATAAGCTGCATCTTGTTTATAATTGCCTTGCCTCTGTTTCTGAGAAAGGCTATACCACTGTGAATGACAGCCCGGAGGCAATCGCTCTGTCCTGGGAATTCAGCACGACTCCGGCGGAGATTGCGAAGATAATCGATGGTAAGAAGCTGAAACCTACCGCAATCCTTACACTGGATTCTACTAAGATTGATGCGAAGAAGCTGGCAGCTCTGGAAGAAATCCTGTATGGTAAAGACCCGACTACTCCAGAGGGTAACGATGGCGTTGATCCCAGACTGCCGTTTCCTGATGAAGTGATTGAGCTTCTGGCTGCTGAAGACCTCCCTTAATGAGCCTTTCTGTTAAGCCTGAAGACGGAGAGGCTGTTTTATTTGGAAAAGCAGTGAATGAATTGCAGAGTGATATGGTTGTTGCTGATGATGAAGTGACAGGCACTCTGAAGTATGTCAATGGTTATGTTGATTTCAGCAGTAATACTTCTGAGCAGTCGGGAAATTACCTGGCTCTCAAGATTGAGGCTGAGCCGGCTGAAGCAGAGACGGTTGTTGAGCTCGTAGGCGGTACTAAGGGACCGGTTGCGCTAGATGACGACATGAACATTGTACTCTTTATCAAGAATAAGGATACTCAGAGCATTAAGGTGACTACCACACACAACGAGGAAAGCATCACGAAGATTTATGGTCTTTCTGGGCTTACCTTGGAAACAGAATAACGATAGGAAGCCTCGTATTCAATGTGCGGGGCTTCTTTTTATTTGAAAGGAGAAAAAATTATGCTGAAGAAAACCATTCCCTATATCGATCTGAACGGTGTCGAAAGAAAAGAGGATTTCTATTTCCATCTGTCAAAGCCGGAAATTGTCAAGATGCAGACAAGCGTGAAGGGCGGCTATGATGTACAGCTCAAAAGTATTGGTGCCGGCGCTGATGGCGGCCAGATTATGGAATTCTTTGAAGATCTCATTAAGAAAGCTTACGGTGTCAAGAGTGAAGATGGCCGTCGCTTTATGAAGTCTGAGGAGATTTCCAGATCCTTTATGGAATCTCCTGCTTATGAGATTCTCTTTGAGGAACTGGTTACGAATGACAAGACAGCAGCAGACTTTGTGAATGCGGTGATGAACATCGGCAATTCTGCCACAGCTCCTGCAATTGCAGCAAACACTCAGAATTAATGGAGAGGTGAGAGATGCTCCGAATCACAATACCATCCACGGAATTCTGGGATGAGGTGAAGCAAGAGTTTGTTTACACAAAGGCTCAGACCTTGCAATTGGAGCATTCTCTTGTTTCTCTTTCAAAATGGGAATCGAGATGGAATAAGCCGTTTCTGACGAAGCAGGAAAAAACTTTGGAAGAAACCATCGATTATGTAAAATGTATGACTCTTACACAGAACGTGAACCCGGAAGTTTATAACTATCTGACAAACAGCAATATCAATGAGGTCAATCGGTATATTGCTCTTCCTATGACTGCCACCCGGTTTTTCGAGGAAAAAAAAACGCAGGGAAGCAGAGAGCAGATTACGGCAGAACTCGTTTATTACTGGATGATAGCTTTAAACATTCCATTTGAATGTCAGAAATGGCATCTCAATAAACTGTTTACTTTGATAAGAGTATGCGATGTGAAGAGCAGGCCGCCGAAGAAACATAGCCGCAGAGAAATTATGAAACGGAATGCGGCACTAAATGCGGCCCGTAAAAAGAAATGGAATACGAAAGGGTGATTACTATGAGTAACAGCAGCTTGGTTAATTGTACGGTAAAAAGTCCAAACCATAGTGGAGCCAGAACGCATTCAATCGACCGGATCACTCCGCATTGTGTGGTCGGTCAGCTTTCGGCGGAATCTATTGGGGGCTGCTTTGACAGTAGTAACGTACAGGCTTCTTGCAACTATGGAATTGGTAGTGACGGACGTGTGGTTCTTTGCGTGGATGAAGCAAACAGAAGCTGGTGTTCTTCCAGCAATGCGAATGATCAGCGTGCTGTGACGATTGAATGTGCCAGTGATATGACTCATCCGTATGCCATGACTGATGCAGTATATGAAAAGCTGGTTGCTCTGTGTGTTGACATCTGCCGGAGAAATGGTAAGACAAAACTCCTTTGGTTTGGCGACAAGGACAAATCTCTGAACTACAGTCCCAAATCAAACGAGATGATCCTTACGGTTCATCGGTGGTTTGCCAACAAATCTTGTCCTGGGGATTGGCTGTATTCCAGGCTGGGGAATCTTGCGAATCGGGTAACTGCTCAGCTTGGCGGAAGTACGACTGACAGCGTCCAGAAAACCTACAAAACTGGACTTTACAAAGTCAACATCGGTGATTTGAATATTCGCAAAGGCCCTGGGACGAATTACGGAACCAATGGGATGATTACTGACCGAGGTACTTACACGATTACTGAAATTCAGAACGGTTACTGGGGCAGGTTGAAATCCGGTGCAGGATGGATCAGCGTTCATGAAGCTTACTGTACCTATAAAGGCGCAGTTTCTTCTGATTCTGGTGGATCAGTAGAGAAGCCTTCTGGAAATTTTCTGGTTCAGGTGGACATTTCCGATCTGTATATCCGTAAAGGTCCCGGAACGAATTACG